GAAATTACTTCGGCAGTAGTTGTTACAGGGGCAATAAGCCCCATTTCGATCGCTTTTTCGCGATTCGAATCTTGATTTAGGAATTCAATGAGTTCAAAAGGATCATTTTCGAATTGAGCCCTTAAATCAGCCGGTAGAGCCATGAATTGTTCATCGACAGAGATTACCCTATCCATAGCCTCTTTGAAGTCTCCTACCCCCGTAAAATCGCCAAATTGAGGGGGTAATGGATTATGGGGAACGATACCAGTTACATTAAACTGTTTAATTAAGTAATTTATGTCAGCTTGTTCAGCCTGGTGCTGCTGAGTCAGGGAAGCGTCCTTACACGCAAGCCCCGACTCATTAGAAGCAGCATCTGTATTGTAATTATATGGAGTACGAACAAAAGGTTCTTTTGTAAGAGAAGCAGTATTTTTACTCATTATTTTCCTAATGGATAGTTATTGTTGATAGTAGGTTGATAGTTAGAAGCAGGTTTACCTTTAAGAACATTAAAAGCACCAGTAGCAGAATTAACACCAGAAGATATATCTTTACCAACTACACGAGCTTTACCATAAGTATCAGAAGCCCATTCTTCTGGTTTAGCAATATTAATATTTTGACGAGTCTGAGCCTCTTGAGCACTAGAAGTACGAGATTGTTGTTCAGTAAGAATTTGAGTAGCAATCTTATTTTTTAAATCTTGAGGAATTTGGGGTTGACGCATAACCTCACTAACAGCTTGAGCACGAACTAAATTAGCTTGAGCATCAGAAACCTTTGCTTGAGCCTCAGTAGCAGTAGTGTTAGCAATAGTATTAGTAACATTAGCATCTTTTTGCTTTGTATCCATAACCATATTCATTGCAGAATAGGCTTTAGCTGGAGCATCTGCTACCGCAGAATATTTATTAAAAGTTGGGGCAGGAGCAGAACTTGACGGAGGACTACCAGCACCATTAGTAACTGCAAGCATTGGATTGAGACCAGCAGCTTGCAAATCCTTGACAGTTGTTTGATAACGAGTTGCATATTGTTGAGCACTAAATGCATTAGCAGTAGCCAAATTTTGTTGAGCAGCAGCTATTTGATCTTGAGTACCAGCATAGCCAAGAGCAGAACCACCTAAAGAGGCGATTCCACTAATGGCATCTCCAAGACCACCAAAGGATGAAGATAAGCCACCCATTAGAAATGATCCACAAGTCCTGGTACAGAGTACATAGGCATAGGACGAGCTTTTTTGCAATCAAAGAAGCTATCAAAAATAAATTGTTGTCCATTAGCAGCAGCGCCTACGGCTACGATACGAGATACAGGAGGAGTATCTTGAATAAATGTAGAAGCAAGAGTTGGCAAAGTAGTAAATTTTTGAGCTAAATGCCAAGCGTCTAGAGTTCCGGCAGCAGTACTGCGGAAAAGAGAACTAATACGAGAAGGGTTATAGCGATATTCTGCCCAACGCTCTTGATATCCGAAAGTAAGGTTGTCGTTTGATGATCCATCTACATAAATCTCCTTGTTAAGGATACTTTGCTCACCCAATGTGGCAAAGACAGGGAAATAAAAATCGTATCGAGTCTGACGAGACCACATACGGTGCAAACCTTGTTGATAAGTAAGATCAGCACGAATAGATACTAAACCAATAATAATGCCATGTTCTTGTGCAGAATAAGTAAAACCATGTTTATGGGCTAAAACAGTACCCATAGCAGCAAGAGTACCCATAGGAGTAGAACTACCAGTAGTACCAGTTGCAGAAGTTTGAGCAATAGGATTGATATTTACAGGAGTAGAACCACCACCAATATATTCAGGACGTTGTAAACGAGAATCAGGAGAAGCAACACCAAAGTGTGCGCGTATGATCTCTGTATATCGTGTACCACCACGAGCATCACGCTCTAATAATTTTTGAATTTGGAAAGCTTGGCGAATTTGATTAATTGTTGCAGCAGTAGCAGTACTTAAATCAGCATATAAACCTGAAGTACCTGAAGGTACAACTCCAACCCAATCATTATTATTGAAAGTACCACCAGTTACATCACCTGCAAACAAAGGAGCACCACCAGCACCAGATGACAGACCACCAGTAGCACCAGAAGTAACATCCTTCAACATCATACGACCATTACCAAAGACAGGAGCAGAAGTACCTAATGGAAGTGTAACTGGGGAACCTTTTTGAGTCCATGGAAGAGCACTAGTAAAGTAATCTTTTCGCTTACCACGACGCAAAAGAACATAGTTAGAAGGATTATCTGGACCATCACCAGTATCCACAACTACGTTATTTTGTAAGTTTTCATCTTTGAACCATTGGTTATAAATTAAGTTATATCCACGAGTCCAGAAAGCACAATGAGAAACAGTATTAGAACCAGCTACTTGTCCAACAGTAGGAAGACCCATATAGTCTTGAAGTGATCCAATAGCATAACCACCAGGAGGGCAAACAGTTTGAGGAACAATATAAGAAATAGAATCTCCGGGGTTATCCTGAGCACCCATAAATTTTTGCCAATTAGTCCAAAGAAGACGATTAGGCACAAAGAAGAAGAAGCTATCCATAATCATGTTATCCATAACAGGGAATAGCGGAGTAGATAGACGAGCAAATGCCGTCATATTTAAATTAAATGTATCTCCAGGAAGCATTTCGTCCACATATACAGGAACGAGATAACCAGCATCGAACGTAGTTTTATGAGTAGATTGACAATCGAATTTAGATCTCGGAATATCAGCCCGAGGAATCATAGCGAATTGATGTATGTTTACCGACTTATTGCGATGCACAGTATTTTCCTTTAAAGACGGGGTCTAAAAAAAGGGGCAAATGCCCCCCTTTTTTGTACGACCTTAGTTTGTAATTTTTACTTGTTTGCCAATAGCAATTTGCACTGGTTTTTCAAGTAAAGAGAATTGAGCCATAGAATCATCATATTCTCCTAAATGATATAAGTCAAAGTCATCAGGATGGTTATAAAGTTGATTATTTTCAGAATCTTTATTTACTTCGTCAGAGAATTGACGAATAGCAGTACCTACGGAAGCAACAAACATAGGTTGAGAATAAGCGTCAGAAGCACGATCTTTAATGACACAGATTTGAGTTTTCATGTAAGGAACTTTCTTTAAGTAAGGTTACGTTTAAGTTTTTGAATTTTATCCAACTGAACTACTTCTTTTGCATGAAGTCTAGCGGCTGAATTATCTTCAGATTGCAATTTACCACGTTTCTCACGATTGTATTGAATTTCTTCAAATTCATAAGGGTTTTTACTAGCATAGATTTTGTCATAGTAACGAGGAGGTTTAAATTTTCGACCTTTAACAATGACATAGTCATGGGGATAAACATCAGATTCATATTGATCTAACCAATCAGCACCGATACCCGGTTTAAGACTCATTTTGTTGAACTCTGGAGTTCGTTGAATAATTTCTCCAGTTGTAGAGTCAACGCATTGATATACGGCATTATAAGGTTTTCCTGTTTTCGGGTTAAGCCTGTCTCCGTTTTGCTTTTGCATAATATATCGAGCAGTATATGCAGCAGACTCAAAGGTAAGGTCTCCAATGCTGGAATAACCATATGGCCAGATATCTTCAAGGAGTCCGGATGTATATATGAGAGAACCAGCGGAAGTCCTTTGCCATAATTTCTTATCAGGAAAGCCGTATCCGAAGATACAGGCATGGAAGTGTGGTCTGCCATAGTTTTCGCCGTATTCTCCAGCCATATAGAAACGTATTTTTTTATTAACTCGTTTTCTGAGACGTTTGAGGAAGAGTTGAAAGTCTTGGTAATGTAGCGATTTATCGCCTGGGAGATGTGTGTCGTCATATGTAAGGGTTATGAAACAATTTTCTTCATGTTGTTGAGCCTCATGTATAACACGAGTAGCCCATTGTTTAGATTTTTCCAGTCGGCAACCTACGCACTTACCGCATGGAAGATTAAGAGACCGAATAATATCGTGTTTTCGACTTTCGTCGAAAACGATAGAACGGTCAGCGCATTGAAATGCGCTGATAGGATGATAACAGGGCATGTAAGGATGCCTGAAGACTTTTTTAGAGTCTCCAGCCTCCACGTTGTGGGGCTGAAACCATATTAGGGGACTTCGTCCGACGTGAACGATGTTTGAAGTGCTTAGCAGACTTCAATTTAGCTTTACGACCATAACTGGTTCGTTTAAGAACTTTCATTTTTTACTCCTGTGGTTGAGTGGATTTTTGTGGTTTGGTGTCACCTAGCACATTTGACATCAAGTAGGTCAAATGTGCGCTGCTTACGCAGCCCCCTCTGGGGTAGGTGTTTTTACCTCTTCCGAAGTTACTTCGGCAGTAGTTGTTACAGGGGCAATAAGCCCCATTTCGATCGCTTTTTCGCGATTCGAATCTTGATTTAGGAATTCAATGAGTTCAAAAGGATCATTTTCGAATTGAGCCCTTAAATCAG